ACAAGATCAGCAGAACAGGCTTCTGCGCAGCTACATCGTCACCTTGCTTGCGCTTGGGTGTGAGCGTTTCCTTTGGTACCAGATCGGCAACGCGCAGATGGGGTTCGGTGCGGAAGGCTCGGCCGTGTGGGATGAAGTCGCCGACCAGTGCATCGGAAAGTCCATTGTGTATTCAGAAGTCGAGATGCAGAACAACACTTATCTGAGTTCGACCATTCAACTGTCGGACGGCAGCAGCATTTCCGACACCTACGGGCCAATGCCCTTGTTTTGACCCTACCCGTGGGGCTTCACGGGGCCATGCCGCGTCGAACGACGCCGCAATCCTTCTAGGACGCACTAGATGACCACCGAAGTCGAAACATCGGCCGCTCCGGCCGAGGGCGAAGTGTTGCCCGAAGAAGTGCAAACGGTCGCGCAGGATGTGGAATCGACCCCCACGGAACCGCAGGACGATTCGGCCGACGATGCAGCCGCAGAAGCCAAACGCCACAAGGGCGGGTTTCAAAAACGTATCGACGAACTGACTCGACGAGTCGCAGAAGAACGGCGCGAAAAGGAGCGGTTGCTTTCGCTGGTGGAAACGACGGTACGTCCCACGCAACGCGAAGCCGAACCCGCCCCCAGCACTGCGCAGGAACCCAAGCGGGAAGCATTCGACGATTACGAGGCTTATCTTGATGCGCGGGCCGAATGGAAGGCGGAAATGCGCCTTTCGGCACGCATGCAAGAAATCGAAGCCAATCGACAGCAGGAAGCGGCGCGCACGCAGCGGGAAAGCCTCGTGAGCGAGTGGGACCGCAAGATGCAGCGTGCAGCGGAGAAGAATCCGGAGATTCACCCGGATATGCCGGTGCCGCGCATGCCTGCCACGATGTCGCAAGCGATCGTCGAATCCGATGTCGGGCCGGAGATTGTGTTCCATCTGTCCCACAACCCCGCAGAGGCTGCGCGCATCGCCGCCCTGTCACCGCTGAGTCAGGCACGGGAACTCGGCAAGCTCGAATTGCAGCTTGCGACGAAGCCCGTCAAAGCCTCCAACGCCCCCGAGCCCATCAAGCCCGTCGGAGCCCGTTCCACCGGCAGCGATCCGCTGTCGGACCGGCTTTCGATGGATCAATGGGCGAAGAACTTTGAAAAAGAGTTCTACAAGGGCCGGCGTTAATCACTGCCCCAAGCCGCGTCGAACGACGCCGCATCCTGTAAGGAAATGCCCGCATGTCCAATACGATTCTTACCCCTACTCAGGTCACTCGCGGTGCCTTGGTCATCCTGCACAATAACCTGCGCCTGTCGCGCACCATCAACCGCCAGTACGACGAGCAGTTCGCAAAGGAAGGCGCGAAGATCGGCACGACACTGAAGGTGCGTCTGCCGAACCAGTACACCGTGAGCACGGGAACGGCGCTGTCTGCACAGGACACGTCGGAAATTTCGGCGACGCTGACGGTTGCAACGCAAAAGCACGTCGATACGAACTTCACGTCGGCCGAACTCACGATGAGCGTGCAGGACTTCATGGCGCGCATTGGCGAGCCGGCCATGTCGGTGCTCGCGTCGGCGGTGGATGCTGACGTTGCCAATGCGATCTTCGATGTCTACAACAGCGTCGGCACGCCCGGTACCACGCCCGCAACGGCCAAGGTGCTGCTCGATGCGCACGCCAAGATGAACTACCTCGCCGCGCCGCAGACGCCGCGTTTCCTCGGTGTCGAGCCGGGTGCGAATGCCGCGCTGGTGGACGGCCTCAAAGGTCTGATGAACCCGACCGGCCCGGTGTCGGAGCAGTTCAAGGAAGGCATGCTGGCGTCGAACATCCTCGGATTCCGCGAGGTGTACATGACGCAATCGCTGCCCAACATCACCACGGGCGCGCGGTCCGCCACGTATCTGACGAACCAGCCGGCCGGCATCACGAACGGCGCGACCACGCTGGCCGTCGACACGGGCACGGGTGCGGCATCTCGTGGCGAAGTGTTCACGATCGCGGGCGTGTTCTCGGTCAACCCGGAGACGAAGCAGAGCACCGGCCAACTGTTGCAGTTCACGGTGACGAGCAACTATGCGGGCGGCGCCGGCAACATCTCGATTTCGCCAGCCCTGTACAAGTCCGGCGCGCGTCAGAACTTCACGGCGTCGGGTTCGGATATTCCGGACAACACGCTTTTGACGTTCCTTGGCTCGGCGTCCACGACCTACGCTCAAAACATCGCTTATCACCGCGATGCGATGACGATGGTTACGGCCGACCTTGTGATGCCCGAAGGCGTCCACGAGTCGGCGCGGGAAGTGAAGGACGGCCTGTCGCTGCGCTACGTGCGCCAGTACCGCATCGGCACGGACGACATTCCCGCACGTTTCGACATCCTCTACGGCTACCTCGCGCAGCGCCCCGAACTGGCGTGCCGCATCTGGGGCTAGCCGCCTGTAGTTGACCACCAAGGGGCCGGGTAACACCGGCCCTTTTTCATTTGCGAGGCTGCATTGATCCGACCGCTTGCCGACCGTTTGCTGATTGACCCGATTCTCCCCGAGACCGAAAAGAACGGCCTTTGGGTTCCGCCTGAAACCACGACGTTCCGCTATGACCGACCAAACGAAGCAGCGGTCGCGATCACGCGGGGCACGGTGAAGGCGATGGGGCCGGATGCGCGTGATGTAAGTGTCGGCGACGTGGTGCAGTTTTCAGACTCATGCGGGCGTCCGTTCGATCACGACGGACACCGCTACCTCTTCATCCGCACGGATGACGTGGCATTGATCGAGGGTTAGCACATGGCTACCGGAAACATTCTTGCGGAAGGCAACACGGACAAGCTGAAACTCATCAGCGTCACGCTGTCGCCCGCGCTGATTGTCCTGAACACGACGGCGGAACAGACCTTCACGGTCCCCGGACTTGCTGTCGGTGATTGGGTCTTCGTCAACAAGCCGACCGCGCAAGCGGGCCTTGGCATCGTGGGCTGCCGCGTGACGGCGGCGAACACGCTCGGCATCACGTTCAGCAACAACACGGGGTCCAGCATCACGCCGACGGCGAGCCAGACGTATCTCGTGCTCGCGATGCGCTCTGACGCCACGCTTTCGGCGTTCTGATGTTTCCCGCCACGATGGTTCACCGCAGCGGTGCCGCGCAGGTGCGCGTGCATTCGCAGGAGCAGGCGGCAACGCTCGGCCCGGACTGGCGGCTACTGGTTACGCCTGCGGCATCACTCGCGCAGGCTCAGGAGGCGGCGCCCGCTGTGAAGCGACGCGGCCGCCCTCCGCTTCCCAAGGGCTAGAGCATGGCGATCACGACCGTTGGCGACATCATCACGAGTGCGCTGTCGAAAGTCCTCGTCAACAACGCGCAGGACACGCTTTCCGCTGCTGATACGCAGCTCGCATTCGACGCGCTCGGCGTGCTCATCGATGCACTCGGGATCGAGCGGCTTGCCTGCTACGCGCTGACCACGACCGCGCATCCGCTCACGGGCGGCACGGGGTCGTACACCATCGGCACGGGCGGGGCGTTCAACGTCGACAGGCCCGCGCGCATTGAAAACGCCTTTGTGCGACTGGCGTCCGGGTCGAATAACGTCGATTTCCCGGTCGAGATCATCCCGCAATCGCAGTGGGACACGATCCCGGTGAAAGACATTGCCGGCATCCCACGCAAACTGTTCTACGACACTCAATATCCGCTTGGCACCATCTGGCTTTACCCGGAGCCGTTGTCGACGGATTACACGCTCTATCTGAATTCGTACCTGCCGATTGCGACCTACACGAGCACGGCAGACGCAATCGACCTGCCGCCCGGTTACAAGCGCATGTTGATTCACAACCTCGCAGTCGAGATCGCGCCCGACTTCGGCGTGAATCCGGACCCGATGGTTATCAAGATCGCGAACGAGTCCAAGCGGCTTATCAAGCGCATTAACACGCCTGACCCGGTAATGACGGTCGACCCGGCCATTGCCACAAAGCGCGGCACCTGGAACATCGTGACCGGCGGGTACTGATGCAAGTCAACTTGTTCGGCACGGCGACTGCGGCGAAGTCGCAGAACGTCACCAGTCAACGCCGCGTGAACCTGTACGCCGAGGTGCCGGCCAACCCGGACCGCTCGCCGTTCACGTTGTACTGTACGCCCGGTCTGACGCTGTTCGCTGACCTCACAGGAAATCCGATTCGCGGCATGTACTCGCGTGGGTCGTCCATTTTCGTTGTGCAGCAGGGCGCGTTATACGAGGTTTCAAGCAGCGGCACGGTGACCAATCGCGGAACGCTCTCAACCGTGGTCGGGACGGTGTGCATGTCGGACAACGGCGCGCAGTTGTTCATTGTCGACGGCGTTGCGGCATATACCTACACCTACGCAAGCACGACGTTTGCGGTTGTTGCGGATGCAGACTTCCCGAACGGTGCAACGACCTGCACCTATTCGGATCGTCTGTTCATCGTCGAGAAGGCCGGAGGGCAGCGAAGCGATCAAAGGACATTGGGCACCGCTCTTTGCACGCCTCATAGACGAGGCGCAGCGCGTCAGACCGCGCCACCTG